AATACACTAGGCAAAACGAGGAGGCTAAAATCAAACGAGATCAATACGAAAAGCAAATTCAAGTATTATCTGAACAATTAAAACAAGCTGAACCTAGTAAGGCAGATTTAGACAATCTTTATGAAAACGATCCAGCAGAGTATGTTCGAATAAAAGCAGAACAAGATCGAAGGAAAGAATTAATAGAGAAAGCTAATCAGGAGCAAGAAAGAATACTTGCTGAAAAACAAGAGGAGCAAACAAGACAATATAATGCTTATCTCGAACAGCAAAGAAAACTTCTTGCAGAAAAACTACCTATCTACGCTAACAAGGAGAAAGGTGCAGAGTTTAAACAAAACTTAATAAACTATGCCAAAGAGATTGGTTATACCGATCAAGAAATTAACATGTTAGTAGATCATAGATCAGTTATTATGTTAGCTAATGCTTATCGTTACGATAAGTTAAAAAAAGCTAATTTAAAAAACAAAAAAGTAACAAAAGTATCTAAGGTCGTAAGTTCATCAAGTCCAAAGGTTCAAGATGATAATGAAGTTGCAAAGCGTATTAAATCTAAAAAAGCAACTCTAAGAAATACAGGAAAAGTAAATGATGCTGCTTCTGTTTTACAAGAGTTGTATTCTCAATAACATATAGAAAGGAATAATCTATGGCTCAACCGACAAATACCTTTGATTCATACGATGGTGCAAACTCTATTAGAGAAGATTTAGCTGATGTAATTTATAATATTAGTCCATCAGAAACTCCTTTTATGAGTAATGCAGCAAAAGGTACAGCCTCAAGTACATTGTACGAATGGCAAACAGACTCACTAGCTGATACTGCTGCTAACGCACAGATCGAAGGTGATGACTATGACGGAGATGCAAGAACTGCAACTGTCAGACTTAACAATAGAACACAAATCTCAGCAAAGTCAGTAACTATTTCAGGTACAGACGATGCAGTAGATAATGCTGGAATGTCAACACAAATGGCATACCAACTCGCAAAGATGGGTAAAGAAATCAAGCGAGACATGGAAAGAGCTTTTGTAGGAATTGAAAACGCAAAAGTTGCTGGAAATGCCTCAACAGCTAGAGAACTCGCATCTGTGGGAACTTGGTATGGAGGTAACAAACCTGGTACTTCAAGTGCTGCTGGTAACTTCTCAAAAGGTGGTTCACCTTCAGCTAGTCCAGCTGGTGACGGATCAACAGCTATTGCTGGTGGTACAAACAGAACTTTCACAGAAACTCTACTTAAAGAAGGTCTTTTAAAAGCCTTTGAACTAGGTGGAGAGCCTGAGACAATACTTATGTCACCTTCACACAAGCAGACTGCAAGTGGTTTTGCTGGTGTAGCGACAAAGTACAAAGATGCTAGTGATAAAGTATCTATCGGTACTACTGACATCTATGTATCAGACTTCGGTGAAGTTGCATTTGTACCTAACAGACACCAAAACGCAAACAGAGTAGATATCCTACAAATGGATATGTGGAGTGTGGACTTTTTAAGACCATTCCAAACTACTGATCTTGCAAAAACTGGTGACGCAGACAAGAAACTTTTACTTGTCGAGTACACTTTATGTGCAAAAGCACCTAACGCAAACTTTGGTATATTTAACTTAACTGCATAATTGTAGTTTAAGGACAGGGAGGGATTTTATGCCCTCCCTTTTTAATTAGAGAGGAAACAATGACAGTATTCGCAAACAAAAAACATTCATCAAAACTTTACAAGATAGTTGCAAACTCAATTAAAAAAGATCAAACAATCTCAAGAGGACTTGGTAAAAGACAATCAAAACAAACATCAGGTGGAGATAGAAAGTATGATCCAATGCTAAGTATGAGAAGCAATCAAGGTCTAGAAATACAAGACACAGTTGATATGATGATTGCAAAAGCACTTAAATAATGGCAAAAAAGTTCTCACTTAATGATCCTGACGATCAGGCATCTGTCAAAACTAATTTGATTGTTGATGAAGCTGAGAATAAATTTCATATAGAAAACTATCAAGATCAGTCAACTATTAAAGAAATCTTAGACGCAAACAAATTAGCACAAAATGAAGGTGCTTATAAGTCTAAGGCTATGCAAAACGAAAAGGGTTATAGAGTTGCAAGACTACCAAACATAGTAGTTCACCAACTAGCAAAAAAAGGCATATTAACTCTTAATGGCAAAGTCCTTGATAAACCTAGATTTTTTAGATGGTTAAACGACTCAGATAACAGACATTTTAGAATATATACAGGAAACCTATAATGGCAATAGACACATATACAAATCTTAAAACATCAATAGCTAATTACCTTAATAGAAGTGATTTGACTGCTTTTCTTGGTGATTTTATTACACTTACAGAGGCAAGATTAAATAGAGAATTGCGTGTCAGAGAAATGGTAAATACAGACACATCAATAACAACTGTGTCAGGCACACAAAGTTATGCTTTACCAACTGGATATATCGAAGCAACCACAGTAATTTATCAAAGTGATCCCTATTGCACACTAAAATTTATTAGTAACAGTGACTTTTATAACAAATATAATGATAGTCAAAGCAGAGGAAAGCCACAATTCTTTACAATAGTTGGCACAAATATTCTATTGGGCAGACCACCTGACTCAGCAACAACACTACAAATAAACTTTTACAAAAAATTAGATACACTTTCAGACACAAATACAACAAACACAATATTAACAAATTATCCTGAACTCTACTTATATGGTGCATTAGCAGAGTCAGCTCCATTTATTATGCAAGATGAAAGAATAAATACATGGGGTACTCTTTACAAAGAGTCACTAAAAAATGCTAACGAAGCATCATCAAGGGGTTCAACAACCACATCACCACTACAGATGTCAACACCTCAGGTAGCATAAAATGATTGAATTTGGTGATTTACGAGCCGATTTACCTTCTTATGAAAACTCAGGTGCATTGGTTGTAGATAATGTTTTACCTCTTGCTAAAGGTTACAAAAGCCTAGCTGGTTTTCAGGCATTAAGTGGAACAGGACTTAGCAATCCAGCAGTTGGATTATTTACAAGTTTTAGTGCAACTGGTTCTACAAACTATGCTGGTGATGCTACTAAATTATATCAGATGGACTCCTCACTTGTCTTTCAAGATAAAAGTAAATCTGGTGGCTACAACAACTCTACTACAGAAAATGCTAGAGACTTTTGGGCATTTACACAGTTCGGTTCAAACATTATTGCAACTAACTTTGCAGATAACATACAAAAGTTTGAAGAAGGTGTAGATAGTGCGTTTAGTGATCTGATAGCATTAAAGGCTAAGTTTATAGCTGTGATTAGAGATTTTGTTGTTGTAGGTCATACAAACGAGTCAAGTGTAGAATACAATCAAAGAGTTAAATGGTCAGGCATCAATGACAGTTCAACTTGGACTCCAAGCCAAGCAACACAATCAGGCTTTCAAGATATTGTTGGAAGTCATGGAAATATACAAGCTATTGTCGGTGGTGAGTCTGCTGGTGTAATCTTCATGGAAAAGGCAATCTATAGAATGTCTTATGTAGGTGTGCCATTAGTATTTCAGTTTGACAAGATTGCTGATAACATTGGAGCATTTGCACCTAAATCTGTGGCATCTTATGGAAACATGGTTTTTTTCTTAGCACAAGATGGTTTCTATAAACTTACTGGTGGACAACAATTAACACCTATAGGAAACGGAAAAATTGATAATTTCTTTTTTGACGACTTATCGTCTAATTTAGATGGTATTACAAGTGCGATAGATCCTAATAATAGTATTGTTGTATGGTCATATCGTGGTTCAGGAGCAACAGGAACAACTAATAACAAGTTACTGATATACAACTATGCAGTTGATAAATGGAGTACAGGATCAGGACAAGATTTAGAGTTTATTGCTAGTGCATCACAAGAGGCATTTACTACATTAGAAAGCCTTGATGTATTAGGAGACTTAGATAACTTACCTAAATCACTAGACTCATACTTTTACAAAGAAGGTATCGTAGGTCTTGCTGGTTTTAATTCAGCAAACAAGTTTGGAAAATTTATTGCAAACAGTTTATCAGCCACAGTCGATACGACAGAGTTTGAGGGTGCAAAAGGCAGAAGATCAACTCTTATAGAGTGCAGACCGATTGTTGATGGCACATCAAATACTTCAGTAACAGTCACACCAATAACAAGGCAATCACAACTTGATACCACAACAACTGGCAGTGCTGTTGATACTAATGATACTGGCACTTGTCCTTTACGATCTACCTCAAGGTATCATCGCATAAGGGTTAGTGTAACAGGAAACTTTAATACCCTTAGTGGTGTAGATATACAAGCGAGACCTGAAGGTGGCAGATAATCAGTTTCCTACAGTTCCATTGTCAATACCTGACACTGGACAACATTTAAGACTAGTTTCAACATCATTAAACAATACAATTAATGGTAAATTAAATAGCACAGGAACAGTAACATTAAGAGCAAGTCAAACTACAACTACGCTTACAGATGCAAGAATAGGTGGAAATTCAATAATATTGTTCATGCCAACAACTGCAAATGGTAGCACAGCTCTTAATGGACTTCATGTTTCTGCAAGAGCAAGTGGGAGTGCAACATTAACTCATGCAAGTTCAACAAACGCAGACCAAAACTTATCATACTGTGTCATTGGATAATGTAGTCACTAGAGTACCTAGTGAAGATGTTGATCGTATATGGAGTCAAATAGCTCCATTATTAGAGAAAGCATTAGACGAAACTTATAGTATCAAAGACATACTGTACGGATTGTCTAATAATCGTATGCAACTATTTATTAGTTGGAATAATAACAAAGTAGAAAGTGCTGTTGTAACTGAAATAGCACAATATCCTCAGTCTAAAGTCTTACGATACTTTTTGGCTGGAGGTAACAACCTAGATAATTGGTTAGAAAGAATACAAGAAATAATAGAAAAATTTGCAAAACAACAAAATTGTACTCACCTCGAAGTAGCTGGAAGAAAAGGCTGGGTGAGAAAATTAAAAGGATATAAAATAAAAGCATATTTACTAAAAAAGGAAATATAAAATGTCAAAAGGATCATCACCACAAAATGTAACAACAACATCATCTGCTGAACCATCAGAGTTTATAAGACCATATCTGACACAAGCGATTGATTACAGTCAAGATTTATTTGAGTCTGATTTACCAAATTTTTTCCCAAATAATACATTTGTAGCTCCAGCAGCAGAAACACAAGCTGCACTAGATTTAGCAACTGCAAGAGCTGTTGCTGGTAATCCATTATTAAATCAATCACAAAACCTTGCACAACAAACACTGGCTGGAGATTTTTTATCACCTACTACTAATCCTTACTCACAAGGTTTATTTAATCAAATGGCTGACGATGTTACATCTAAAGTACAATCACAGTTTAGTAGGGCTGGTCGTTTAGGATCAGCAGCAAATCAAGAAGTGTTAGCTGATTCATTAGGTCGATTAGCAAATCAAGTTTATGGAGATCAGTTTAATCGTGAAAGAGCATTACAAGCACAAACTATGTTATCTGCTCCACAGCTTGGTGAAATGGATTTTAACGATATTACAAGATTACAGCGTGTAGGAGCTGACAGAGAAAGTATAGAACAAGCAAAACTACAAGATGCGATTGCAAGATTTGACTTTGAACAACAAAAGCCATTTCTTAAATTAAATCAGTTTTTAGGTGCATTAGGTTCACCAGTGCCAACACAAACAGTATCAACTCAGCCTGTGTTTAGAAATACTGGTGCTGGATTACTTGGTGGTGCTTTAACTGGTGCAAATATAGCAAGTCAAATAGGTGGTACATCTATGTTTGGTAATCCTCTGTTTGGTGCAATCGGAGGAGGACTTCTAGGAGGGTTCGCCTAATGAATCAAAAAATACAATTTAATGGTTCAATATTAGATCAGGTTATAGGTCAAAAGTTAAATCAATTAATAGCACCTCAAAAACCAAAAGGTTTATTAGGTTTTGTTGGATCACAATATGCACAAGATTTAGGTACTGGATTATTATCACAAGCTGGTTTTCAACCCATGCCAACAAGTCTAGGTCAATCTATTGGAACAGCATTTCAAAACGCTAATCAATTAAGAAATCAAAGACGAATGGCTGATTTTTCTGAACTAGGAGCATTAGCTAATATTCGTTCATCTTTACAACCTGATACAACAAAAACAGATGATAGTTGGAAATCAATACAAAGTTATGCAAAAGCAAGAGGTATAGATTTATCAGAGACAGAGGCAAAAGAAGTTACTCGTAATATTGGCACAGGGAATATTATAAGAATAGATGAAAATACAGGAACAGCAATAAACACATTAGATGTACTTCTTAAACCCTATTTAAATAGAGATGAAAATAAAGAAGATAAAACAGACACCATATCTTTATCTACAGGTGAAACACAATTACAACAAGAAAATATCAATAAAAAAGTAGAAGATATTCAAGAAGATTTTAATAAATATAATTGGAATGAATTAATATTTGCAGCAGATGAAATAGATAAAATTATTAATCAAGGTACAGATATAAAAGGTGTTGGTATGATACAGGGTAAATTACCAGACCTTTTTGTCGGTGAAGAAGGTAAATTAAACAAAGCAAAGATAGCTAGACTTTTTAACATTACACTTAAAGACAGATCAGGTGCTGCTGTAACAACTCCTGAATTAGACAGATTAAAAGAAGAATTTGGTGCTGGTGCTTTTAAAACAGATCAAGACTTTATCAACGCATTTAATGTTTACAAACGCATTATAAATAAAATTATAAAGCAACAATTAGCTGGATATGATCCAAGAGCTTTAGAAACTTGGACTAATCAAGGTGGTATTACTCAAATAGGATCTGATGCACTACGAGAGGAATTTTTATAATGGCAAGTTTATTACAGACTAAAATTAAAGTAGAAGATTTAATAAATAAAGGTTCTAGTAGAGAAGATATATTAAATTTTATTTCTAGTTCAGGATATACAAAACAACAAATTAAAGATTTTAAAATAGACAAAAAAGAAGGAGTTAGTCTTTTTGAAAGATTTAGAATGGGTTTAGCACCGAATGAAGCATCAAAAGAAAAGACTATGCAAAAACTTTACCCTGAGTCTGTCAAAGTTGGTGATAATTTTGCAATATATGATGACAAAACGAAAGGTGCAAAACTGTTTAACCCCTCAGGTTTTGATTTTGGAGATGTAGCAGAGTTTGGTGGTAGAGCTGCAATAAGTATAGCTCCTAACATTTATGGTGCATACAAAGGATCAAAAGTTCTTCCTACTCCAGTAGGTAAAGTGGTTGGAGGTGTTGTTGGTGCTGGTTTAGGTGAAGCAACAGGGGGAGAAACAGCAGATAGAATCTTTCAAGCGACTGGTGGTGAAATAGATAGAACAATACCACAGTATTTAGCTAATAGAGGTTTTGATTTTGCTCTTGGTAGTGTGTCTGAATTTATTACTCCTTATATTCTAAAACAAATTAAAAAACCTTTTGCTGGTTTTAAACAAGCTACAAGAGAAAAAAGTTTAAATAATATTAAAATATTTGAAGAAGCAAATGTATCTCCATCATCATTAAGTGTTTTATCTGAAGGTCAAAATTTAGGATTAGTTAGAGACATAGAGTACATTTTAGGTAACATTCCTATTGCTAAACAAAAAATAGCTAAAGCTGGTAATAAAATGCAAAATGATATGGGAGAATCTTTATTAAACACTACAAGCTATCTTGTAAATCAACCAGCCAATGTAAATTCTATTACACTAGGAAATCTAGTTAAAAATGGAATTGAAAACGCAAGTACAAAATTTAGTACAAAATCAACTGCATTATACAATGAGGCTTTTGATTTAGTAAAACCATTAGGAGATTTTACAGTAACTCCTTCAAAATTTGTGCAAAAGTTAGATGAATTAGCAACACCATCTGGAGCAAATATTACAAAAAAAGTTACAAAAAAAATGGCTAAAGAAGATCCTTCTTTAACAGTTGGTGACACAATAGTAGTAGGGCAAAAAAGAAGTGCATTACAATCACAAAAATTAATAGATATAAGAAAAGAAATTAATGATAAAATACAAAATGGAACATTAACATTTCAAGAGTTAAGAAAATATAGGTCATTAATTGGTAAAAATTTATCAAATCCTAATTTAGTAGATGATGTTTCAAAAGCAGAATACAAACAACTTTACGGAGCTTTATCAGAAGATTTAAAAACAATCTTAAAAGAAACAGACAAATTAGCATACACTAAGTTTTTAAAAGCAGACCAATATTATAAAGCTGGTTTGAAAAGAATAAACGAAGTTTTAGAACCAATAAATAAAGTAGATCAAGACAAAATTTTAGATTATTTATTTACAACTTCACAGAAAGGTGCAACTTATATAAATGGTTTGAAAAAATCATTAAAACCTGATGAATTTGCTTATGTTCAAAATGCTATAATACAAAAATTAGGTAAATTTAAAAGTGGTAGTGGCGTTAATCTTGACGATGCTTTTGCATCAGATGTATTTAGTAGTTCTAATTTTTTAAATAATTGGAATAAAATAGATCCAAAAGCTAAAGATTTTTTATTTTCTAATGTTAAATATAAAGGTCTCAGAAAAGATTTAGATAGATTAGCTGTTATTGCTGAAAAAATTGCAGAATCTGGCAAAACTCTTGAAAATCCTTCAGGAACTGCTGGTAGCCTTATAGGTCAATTATCTTATGCGACAGCTATAGTTGGAGGTAGTATTGGTGGTTTATCAAATGTTTTTACAACAGGAGCTTTGTTGTTTGGCGGAGCTGAAGTTATTACAAATCCAAAAATAGTAAAATGGCTTGTACAAGGTACAGATATTGCCAATACAAAAGGTGTAGATGCCTATCTTAAACATTTAGGAAAAGTTGGAACTGTATTTGGAGGAACTCAGCCTGAATTACAAAATTGGGTAGCAGAGTTTGCAGATACGATTACACAACAAAAGGATCAAAAAAAGGAACAATAAATGACAGTATCAAATTACAGCACAACAGCTAGTAGCAATACAGCTATTAATGGAGTTAATATCTCTGAGGGTATGTCACCCTCTGATGTAAACAATGCCATTAGAGAACAATTAAAAGATGTAAGATCAGTATGGAACGACAAAGAGTGGTTCTTATTAGGTGATGGTGATGGCACAACAACCTTTACTAGAGCCTCTGCTACATCAGTCACAGTTGCATCAAACATAACTTCTACTCACCATGTAGGTCGTAGAGTCAAAGTTATTGGATCTAATACAGGAACTATCTTTGGTAAGATTGCTACAAGTGCATTTTCTTCACCAAACACAACCTTAACTTTTACTTTCGACAGTGGCTCACTGAACTCAGGTGATACTACAGTTGCAGTATATGTAGGTTCAGTATTTACAAATCCAGCTAATCCTGTTGTCGATGAAGATAACATGGCTAGTGACAGTGCTTTACTTCCTCCTTCTCAACAATCCGTAAAAGCATTTGTTACTTCAGGCACAGTTACTCTCTCTAACAAAACTATAGCATTAGGCAGTAATTCCTTATCAGGTACTACTGCTCAATTTAACTCTGCGTTATCAGATGGGAGCTTTGCCACATTAGCTGGATCAGAGTCTCTTACAAATAAAACTCTAACAAGTCCTGTCATCAACACATCGGTTTCAGGATCAGCGATCTTAGATGAAGATAATCTAGCATCAAACTCAGATACACAACTTGCTACCCAACAATCTATTAAGGCTTATGTGGACTCACAAGTCACAGCACAAAACCTAGATATAACAGATGGTAGTTCTACAATTAGTATTGATTTTATATCCGAAACATTAGGTCTTTTAGGTGGTACAGGAATAGATGCAACTGCATCAGGAAACAATGTAACCCTTGCCATTGACTCTACTGTAGCTACCAAGACAGGCTCAGAGACCTTAACTAACAAAACTATGAGTGGTGCATCGAATACATTTTCTGCCATTCCTACCTCTGCATTATCAGGCACAGTATCTAATTCGCAAGTAGGCACAGGCATAGATGCTACCAAGATAGCTGATGGTTCTGTAACAAATACAGAGTTTCAGCATATCGGTACTGTGTCATCAAATGTTCAAACTCAATTAGATGGTAAACTTACAGCAAGTAATAATTTATCAGATATAGGCACAGCAGCTACAGCAAGATCAAACTTAGGTCTTGGTAGTATGGCTGTTCAGAACTCAGGTACAGTCTCTATAAGTGGGGGATCAATCACAGGATTATCAGATCCATCAAGTAGTTCAGATGCAGCTAATAAAAGCTATGTCGATCAGGCTGTTGCTGGTCTTAGAACAAGAACTATTGCTGAAGTAGCAACTACAGCAAATGTTAATCTTACAAATGGATTAGAAGCTGGTGATACCATAGATGGAGTTACTCTTGTTGCTGGAGATCGAGTCTTAGTCAAAGATCAATCTACTGCTACAGAAAATGGTTTATACTTAGCAGTATCAAGTGGAGCAGCATCGAGAGATCCTGAACACGACAGTATTGCTGAGTTAAGTGGTGGTATGGTAGTAGTCAATCAAGGATCTACTAATGACAACAAGATATTCCTCTGTACTACAGATAGCGATGGCTCACTTGGTACAACAAACATAACTTATACACAAGTTACTCCAAGTAACACAGGAACAGTAACAAGCATTGGTATAACTCAATCAGGTTCAGAATTTTCTATATCAGGATCACCAGTTACATCTGCTGGTAATATAACACTAGATGTAAACAGAATTAGTGCTACTAAAATTGGTGCTAACTCAAATGTTTCAGATACAGAATATGGGTTTCTCGATGGAGTAAGCTCATCAATACAAACACAAATTAACAACAAAGCTGGTGCTGGTTTCGCAGTAGCGATGGCAATAGCTTTATAAGGAGAAAACAATGGCTCAAGATTTTGAAAGATCATACGCTAGTTCGATTTCAAACTCATCAGGATCGCCAACAACATTGGTCACTTCAAACTCTGATGACGCATTGATTTCAATTAGATTAGTAAACAAACACACAGCATCAGTAAATGCCTCTGTAATTATATCATCAGGTGGCACAGACTTTAATGTTATTAAAAATGCACCTATACCAGTTGGTGGCTCATTAGAGTTAATCGACTCAGGTTCAAAGATAGTAATTCAAAATGGTGATGTAGTGAAAGCATTTGCAGACACAGCTAGTGCTGTAGATTGCTTAGTGAGTTTCGTAGATAGCATTAGCACATAGGAGATAACATGGCGTATGTAGGCAACACACCAGCAGATAAAACACTTAAATTAGAAAAACAACAATTTACTACTTCTGCTACAACATCTTATACTCTTAGTCATAGTGTATCTGATCCTCAAGATATAGCTTTGTTTATCAACAATGTTAGACAAAACCCTAACTCTAGCTATACAGTATCAGGCACAGCACTAACACTAAGTGCTGCTACTGCCTCTACAGACACCATGTATTGTGTCTTTCTTGGCAGAGCTATTGGAACAACAGGCATAGCAGCTGGTGAAGTAACAAAGGATAAACTTGATCTTATATCAGACTCAACTGCTGGACTAACAGTCAAAGGTGATGGTGGATCTAATGATGGATATCTACAACTT